CCATATAAGAGGATACCTTTTTATTGTCAGGAAGGGTTAGCATTCCCCACTAAAAGTATATTTTAAGTTTCAAAAAAATATTTCTTGTTAAGTTTGAAATAAAGTTTATATATTCTTATATTACTATATGGATAAAGTGTCAGAATTAAAGAAAAAGCCTGCAAAAACCCTCGCAATTGATTATTGTGCATATACAAACCTCACAAATAAAGAAATCGCTAAGAAAGTGGGTGTTTCTGAGGGTTCTATTAATGGTTGGAAACAAGATCCAAACTTCATTGATGCTGTGTATGAAAAGTATATGTTAAAGTTCGGTTTAGAGATACCTAATATCTTAGATGCTGTGGTTCGTGAGGCTGTTAGTGGCAATATGGTTGCTGCTCGTTTGGCTTTAGAGCATAGTGGTAAGCTGGTTAAGAATATTAATATAACTGTAGACTCTCCTTTTGAGAAGTTTCTAAAGGCTGTGCCTGATGCTGAAGTAGTAGAAGAAGGTGAAGTTGTTGATGTTGGCACTTTTGACCATTTACCTGAGAGAAAGCCTCAAGATACTGCTAAAGTCTTTAAAAAAGATCAAGTTGCTACTAAGGAAGCTATTAAAAAGGCTGAAAGGAATGCTCAGCAAAAGGTTTGGTATCAATGGAGGAAAAGGGCTAAGGCAGTTGGAGTAGAACCTTTAACTTCTAGAAGACCTACACCTGCACAAAGAAAAGAATGGGAAGAAAAAATTATAAAAGCAGAAGAACTAGCTAATTCCCATTAATCCTATCTCGTTAGTTCCCATTTCATCACATATATCGTCATAAATATCACCTGGTATTATAATTGGAGGGTCTTCTACAGGAGTTGTGTAGTCAAAGTATTCATTATACTTGTCTAAAAGGCATTTTAGTCTTAAATATAGCTTAATCATTTCTTCATATTCTTTATTTGACATTATACACTCACCTTTCCTATTGTTTTAGGTGTTTTTAATGAGAAGGCTTCTCTAATGAGTTTTCTAACTTTATCCATAGATTTTTCAGAAATAGAGGGAGGTGTTTGCCAAGGTCTAGAAGGAATTGTCCTTTCTTTCCCTTTCCAAACAGTTGAAAAACCTTCCTGGTGTTTTTTACCATAAGCCATATAAGATACTGTATTACCTTTCCCTACTATAGAATCATGCAATCTCCCTGTTTCAAATAATGGTTTTTTGCTTGAAATTCCTTTTTTTTCTCTTTCACCTAATGTAGCAGCACTTAAAGGTTCAAGTTTTCCACTTGCCCCTTGACTTGTAAATATATTTTCTTTCCATTTTTCAGCAGTATCTTTGCCTGAAAGATTAGTCAATTTTGGCATTATATTTTTTTCCCAATTTTGCCTTAATTTTTTAAAGCTGAATGTTACTTTAGTGGTTAATGTTAGACCTTGTTTTGCCATTAGTTAGTTTCTTCCTCTGTTTCTTCGCCTTCTTCCTTCTTTTCAAAAGGATTATTTCCATTAAACATATCTTTCATAGCTTCTTGGCGAGATTCTTTATTCTTCTCTACAGTATTCTCAGCTTCCCTGCGAGATAAGTCATTATTATACTCCATTAATAGGTCTACTTCATCAAGCATGTGATGTTTTAGCCTGTGTTCATCTAATAATATTTGATCTTGTACTGTTTTTGGATATTCAGGCTCGTTAAAGTCTAATTTTAGCTTCTCTGGAAGTTTTATATTATTATAAGCAGCAATTTCTCTCTCTACATAGTATAATTCATGCTCATACATTCTCCAGAGCTCTAAATCGTCTTGATAATCTTCAAATCTTTCTAAATCTTTGATTTTTAAAGCAATACCTGAAGGAGTTTCGCCACCATCTTGTGCAAATTGCACATATAGGTGGTTATTTTGTGCTACTAAGTCCACCTGGAACTTAATATTCTCTATAACTGACTCAATATTACCTGCTGGGGATACAATTCCGAATGTTGCACCCTCTGGTAAGTCAATTATTTGGTCAGATCCTGCTCTTTCGATTCTTTTATCGCTATCAACACCTGTCATAAAGGGTTGTCCGAACATTTGGAATCTTAAACCAAGTTGCATCTCTGTCATTGCAATATTTACTTGTTCGTTGCAATCTACAATGTCATTTGCACCATCTACAAAAAATTCATCTATTTGTTCTTCTCTATGAGTGAAAACAAAAGGTAGGATACCATATCCATGCTCATATTCCTCAATTATATTCCCATCTTCATCATAATGAGCATAAATTGACTCATCCCAATAAGCCCACTCACATTTATCAATATAAGAAACATCATCAGGTTGCATTAATAGTGGGTACATTATAGCTGAAGGAGTAAATGGATCAGATAAATGGACATCAAAATAATATACAGGTCTGTAGTCAAAGTAAGGCATTCCATTAATTTCTTTATATATAACCTGTGTCGCCACAGTACCCATTAAACGAGTCATTCTTTCAACATGCTTCATGCGAGCATCTTTTTTGATAGTAAGTTGGTCATATTGTTTGTTTACATTACGATTAGCCCCTACTGTGTAAATTCTGCTCATTTTATTTATAAATCTTCTTGTGAAATTAGCATTATAACAAGGAATCTCTTGAAAAGCATTAGCAGAAAAATAATTTTCAATATATTGATTTGTTCCATTTCCACCATAATAGTTAAGCATTTTTCTCACCCAATCTCGTCTTTTCTTTTGGGTTAATAGCTTCGCATCTGTTGTTGATTTTTTAATTATGTCTTCTACTGTCATCTTGTCCTCACTTTAAATTCTCGTTGTTTAATTGGAAATCTGTTTATAAAAAAATATCTTATCATATCACAACCATGGTCGTGGTAGCCATCTTTTAAAGGCTCTGGCTTTAAATCTGCTCCTTCTTTTGGCTCAGGATAACGATAATTTTCTAAATCCATCATTATACCTGTGCAATTTTTATTAACATGAAAATGTCTTTCACTTTGAGCATTTTCTATAAAACTTCTAACATGGGATATACCAGAAGCTATACTTTTTGATACTTTATCTCTCTTTGTATTAACTGCTAT